TAAAGTTAATGATAAAAGGGAAGTTATAAGATTTAGAATAAAGCAACTCACACCCACAAAAGATCAAAAGACAGTTATTTTAACTCCAGATGCTTGGGTACAAGCTATGGAATTAATCCAGGATAGACATAATTTAATATGTAGAAAAAAGGATGCAGCTTAATGGATCTACCTAATAAAAAATATAATATTATTTATGCAGATCCAGCTTGGTACTTTAAAACATATTCTGATAAAGGTAATAAACGATCTGCTGTACAGCATTATAATTGTATGTCTATTAATGATATTTATGATTTACCTGTTAATGCAATTTGTAATGATGATTGTATCTTATTTATTTGGGTTATTGACCCAATGCTACCTGAAGCTATGGAAGTTATTAAAAGATGGGGTTTTAAATATAAAACAGTAGCTTTTACATGGGTCAAAGAAAATAAAAAGTCAGAGGGATATTTTACAGGTTTAGGTTATTGGACAAGAGCAAATCCTGAGATGTGTTTATTAGCAACTAAAGGGAAACCAAAAAGACTCTGTAAAGCTGTAAAACAATTAATAATTAGTAAAAGACAAGAGCATAGTAAAAAACCTGATGAGATTAGAAATAGAATTATACAATTATGTGGAGACTTACCTAAAATAGAATTGTTTGCTAGACAAAGAGTTAAGGGTTGGGATTGTTGGGGAAATCAGGTATAAGAATCAATAATGAAAAGCGACATAAATAAGGCAGAAAAGAAGAAACAATTAGGCAGACCTCATAAAGCTATAGATGAAAAAATATTAGCAAATTTAAGTCAGATTGGTTGCACACAAGAAGAAATAGGTAGCATTGTTGGAATATCTGCAAGAACTTTACAAAGAAGATTTGCCGATTTATTAGAGGTTAATAAAAACAAAGGTAAAGCTAGTTTAAGAAAAAAGATGTGGGAAAAAGCTATGAAAGGTAATGATAAACTTCTCGTGTGGCTGAGTAAAAATTACCTGAACATGGTTGATAAAGTACATACAACATCTACAACAGAGCCTTTACCATTAATCATAGAAGCTAAAGCAGAAGAAGTTAAAGATATAAATGGCAAAGAAAAAAGGTAATCTTTATGGCAAAGTCATAAGCTATGAGCCTGTCTTTCATAAAACATCCATAGGAAAAAAACCAAGTCTCCAAAAAATGAATAAGCACAAAAGACGATCATTTAAAAAATACAGAGGACAAGGTAAATGAGCAAGAGATCAATGTTCTATCCAAATGGAGAGTTTATTCCATATCAAATGCCACAGGATTATAGACCATCAACAGGTAGAGGTAGTTGTGGGAACTGTGGTATGTTTTCTCAAAAGAGGATGTTTTGTGGTATCTATAGGACTCAAGGAGTTAGAGATACTTATGTTTGCAATAAATGGAGAACAAGACACTTTAGAAGATAATGGATGAGCCTGTTCACTATCTGTTGTTATTATTACTATCGTTTGATGGACAAATGATTAAAGAAGTATTTGAGTTTGCTAGACCAATGACATTGCTGGAATGTGGAGATTTTGCTGATGCACACAGAGAAGCAATAGCGACATTTAGTTGGGATGACCCAAGAGGGTCAGGTTGGTTTCTTAATGATGGTAGAGGTACATGGCAAGGACATATTTGTATTCAAGACCCAAACAAAATGTGATATAGAAATATCACTATGGCTAAATACAAAGGAAGAACAGTAAAACTCAATAAAGTACAAAGAGGAGACGTTAAAAAATTTAAGGTCTTTGTAAGAAATAATAAAACAGGCAGAGTACAAAAAGTAAATTTTGGTGCTAAAGGAATGAGCATTGGGAGAAACGACCCAGCTAGAAGAAAAAGTTTTTTTTCAAGATTTAGACCAATACTAGCAAAAGCAAAAAGATCAGGTAAGCAGTTAAACACTACACCTGTTTTTTGGGCTATGAAAACTTGGCAAAAAGGATTTAAACTATGAGCAATAAACCACTAAACATTTCTGATGAAGCTAAAGTGCAAATGCCAATGAAAACAGTTTTATCATTATTGTCTATGGTGGCCATAGGAACATGGGCTTATTTTGGTGTAATAGAAACACAAAATAAAATATCAACTAGACTAGAACTTATGGAAAAAGATTTAACAGAAAACACAGACTTTAGAATCAAATGGCCAAGAGGACAATTAGGTAGCTTACCAGCAGATAGCGAACAGTTTATGTTGATAGAAGATTTATATAAACAAGTTGAAAAGCTACAGGTACAGCAAGAGTCAGGTATGCACAATAAAGTTAATATTGAGTTTTTACAAAAGCAAGTAGAGAAGCTTTTAGATGATGTAGAAAAATTAAAAGATGCAAATAGAGAGATAGTTTATAAGAATGGGAGTTATAATTGACCGAGTTAGTAGTGGCCTTATTGATGTTTGTAAATGGAGAAATCAAGGAAGCAAGATTGCAAGTTGAGGGTATGGCTCAATGTTTGAGAGGTAAAAGACAGGCCGAAAGACAATATAGCGAGTCTGTATCTTATAAATGTTATAAGGGAATGGCTGAGTTAGAATCAAATATAGATGGGAGTAAAAGTATTAAAAAATTAATATTAGAATAATTTATGAGTATTACAATGTACGATTGGTTTTTGAATTTAGTAGAGAGAATATCACGAGGTATATTCCATTGGACTTGGAGAGTGCAGACACAAAGGAGATACAAAGCTAAGAAAAATAAAAGATGAAGTATTTGCTAACGATGGTTATATGTTCCATCATAGATGGCAAAACTACTTGTATTCCACCTATTACATTTAATGAAAAATATAACGATGGTTATGATTGCATGGTTTCAGGTTATACAAAATCACACGATAAGATTGTTGAATTAGGTAGAGATGATGTTAATAAATATAAAATCTATATAAAATTTGGTTGTTATGAAGATCAATCTCACAAAGCCACAGTATCAAGTAAGCACATCAGATAAAAGATTTAGAGTTTTAATATCAGGTA